AATTATACTCACACCCTTATATATATTATAACCACTAAACTTGGTAGCAATCAAGATTTTTATTTTTTTTTGGTTTTAAGTGTTTTAGATTTTAATTAAAAACAAAGTTTTTAACACTTATTTATTTAATTTATTTATTTATTTTATTTAATTAATTTATACGATACCATATTATATAGCTTATATGTTATATATGTGATTATTTAAGATATTATCCTTAATACCTCAAAACCTAAAAGCGTTTTTTGTAATAAAAATACTCAAAATAATACTTGATTTTTTTTATATTTATATTATAATTACTATTGAAGTTAGAAAAGACAATGGCTGAAGCCGATAGAAGCCAATAACTGGGGGTGGGGAAATGAAAACAGCAAAAGAAATAGCAAGGGAAGTCGGTATAGAATCAGAATTGTTTGAGAAGTTTATTACAAGCCGATTTCCGAATGAATTACGAAAAGCAGGATATAAGATTACTACCTCATCATTAGGTTACCAAGTAACCAATTATGGATTAATAAAAACCACAATGGTTTCTATTTGGAATGCTGATGATAAGGTCCAAGATATAGTTAAGGGCAGAGATTTCTATTCAAGAAAAATATGAGGTAAAAATTAAAAACTAATGTCAAAACTTACTGGGGATTACAATTCAAATATCGGCGGGGTGAATGGAGACCTCCAAACCTCTAATTCTTTACTGGTGTGCCTCCCCAGTCATACCAGACCCGCCGAAAATCTAAAACTGGGGGTATAAAATGCATACCTGGAAATATATCGTTACGGTAATAATATTCACGATACTAACCTATCAAACCGTCTTTGCCGCTACCGCTTCCTATTATACTTATGAAAGCTGTGTTAAAGAAGGAACTTCAGGCGTATGGACTGCAAGTGGCGAGCGATTTGATGAGAATGATTTGACTGCGGCAATGTGGAATGTGCCTTTCGGAACAATAGTTAAAGTAACTAATATGTTAACAAACAAGTATGTATATGTCAGAATAAATGATAGAGGCCCATCAAAAAAATTAGTTAAAAAAGGCAGGGTAATTGATTTAAGTAAGGCCGCATTTCAGCGGATAAGTAATTTAGAAAAAGGTATCATTCCCGTGAAAGTGGAAATACAAAAATGAAAACAGGCCCTAAAAGAATTGGATTATTTATTTTAGAACAGGCAATTAACGAAAGCAAAAGGAATATACAACCGGAGTTATTTAACAACATATTAACCAGGAGGCCAATATGAAACGTATGGAGATTATACGCAATACACGCAATGCTCATACTTGTATATCCTGTAACCGGAGCATACCGGCAAAGGAAGAAGCTATAGCGATTGTAGAGGAAACTCAGGTAGAGGGACACGATGTAAAGCATATAGACTACTACTGTTCGATAGAGTGTGTTAACGAGCAGGAAGCAAGGGATTATCGGACGCAGAAGGCGGGATATGAGCCAGAGCAGGATATGGTTGAGCATAATCGCAGTTATCATCCAGTCCACCCTGATAATAAATAGGAGGCAAAATGATAGAAATATGGAATCCTCGTTGGCACGACAGAAAAGTATTGATAGCCAAGTATAAGGTTTGCAATGGTAGGAACGATATAATCTTCACCAAAGGAACACTGAAGGATAAGAAATTTTATATCAACAGTATAGATATAGCCAAATGCCCGCTTGAGACTAACGGAACTATTTCCTGCTATGCAGTCCCATTGGATAGCTTGATAGCGGTGAATTAAACTGGGGGAGGAAAATGATACATACAAAGCCTGATATAAATTATATGGATGTGACTTTGGCAGAAGTGGCTTTATGGTATATGCGGAAAAAGAAGATGAAGATGACCACCGGCAACCTGTTTTGGATTATGGAAAGGATATGCAAAAGGTTGGACAGGATAAATAAGAATACAAAAGAAAAGATAATCAATTTTACAAATGAGCATTGTGAGGCAAGGATATGAGTAAAATAGACCGAGTAATAAGGCGGAACAAAGAGCGCAGGGTGCAGCCAAAATATTCTTACACCAGTAAATATATATCTGGTGGAGGAATAGAATATGATGGCGGTATTTGGCGCAAACAAGACAGACTGCAAACTATTACATTTGTTTGTATTAAAAAACCATTCTTTGATTTGAATTGGCAGAAGTTAATAATTCATAAAGACCCAGCAAAAAATAAACATCCAATTAGATATTATGACGATGGCTCATACACGATTTATCCTGAACAATGTGGAATACCATATATATTTGAGCCGATAAAATAGGCTATAGCGTTTGGATAACGACTATATGAGGATGTATAATTATATTAGAAAGGAGCAAAGATGCAAAATAAAAAAAGACTGCTATCAGACGAGGAAGTTGAATATCTTGCCCAAGCATATCTAAAGTTAAAGAAAAATCCCACCTATCAAAATCTATCCAAGACATTTCAGCAATACTGCGATGAGTTTCTGGACGAGGAGTTATTAGCAATAAAACGAATAGATATAATTCAGGAAGAATTAAAAAAGTTTATGTTTCCATCTAAACTATTAAAAGAATTAAAGAAGGATTTAGAAAATAAAACAATAGCAAAAGCAATATATGATAGATTGGAGACTAAAAATGGAACGAAGTAATTTTATAGGCGGAAGCGATATAGCTGCTGTTATGGGATTAAGCCGATACTCCACTCCATTAAAGATATGGGCAGAGAAAACAGGTCAGATTGAGCCGGATGATTTATCGGATAAGGAATATGTGCAACTCGGCTCTGAATTGGAAGATTTTATCGCCAAGAAGTTTGAACGCAAAACAGGAATGAAGGTCAGGCGCGCGCCGCAAAGATATATCCATAAGCAATATCCCTTTATGGCTTGTCAGGTTGACCGACTTATTGAAGGAACTGATATGCTCTTGGAGTGTAAGAATGCATCAGCTTGGAAAGAAAAAGAATGGAAAGACGATGAAATCCCACTTGAATATATCCTTCAGGTTTCTTGGCAACTTATGATTACAGGCAGGAAAAAAGGGTATATAGCGGTTCTTATTGGAGGAAATAAGTTCAAGTTTAAGGAAATCCAAGCCGACCAAGAATTATTTGATAAGATGACGGGAGTAGCAATTAAATTCTGGCAAATGGTTCAAGATAAAACTCCGCCGGCGGCAACAGGGGATGACAATGAGGTATTGCTTGCTTTGTATCCTAAATCGGATGAGCAGATACAAAGTTTTGAGGAAATGAATGATTGTATAGCTACCCTACAACAAACTAAAGCCAATATAAAAGAATTGGACTTGCAGAAGGATGCGCTTGAGGCGAAGCTAAAGGATGTAATCAAGGATAGTCTTGGTATAAAGACGAAAGAGTATATCGTGCGCTGGACACCGCAAGTAGTATCAAAGCTCAATTACGATGCCTTGAAAGCGGATGGATTATATGAGAAATATCTGACCAAGACTGAAACTCGCAGATTGACTGTGAGCAAAAATAAGGAGGCTCAAAATGATAAATAATCCCGTAGATAAGGCGAAGCAGGCAGTAGCAGCAGCCCCAAAAATGACAACGGTATATGATTTCTTTGACAGCCAGAAAGAACTTATCAGAAAAGCATTACCAAAGACAATAACTCCTGACAGAATGGTATCGCTTTTTACTATGGCAATAAAGTCCTCTCCAGAGATAATGAGTTGCAGTCAAGCCTCACTTATCGCTGCGGTTATCCAGACCATACAGCTTGGCTTCCTGCCTATTCCTTCAACCGGACATATTTATTATGTCCCATTTAATAATCGTAAGAAGGATGGCAGAGTGGTAAGGGAAGTCCAGTTTATTTTAGGATATAAAGGAATGATTGAGCTTATAAACAGAAGCAGGGATGCCGCGGTATTGGCGGCAGAATGCGTTTATGAGAACGATGGCTTTGAGTATTCCTTCGGACTAAACCCCACACTTATCCATAAACCGGTAAAGGAGAATAGAGGCAATATAATAGGTGTATATGCGATAGCCAAGAATAAGATAGTTGATGAGAAACTATTTGTATATCTTTCAAGGGATGAAATTGAAAAGGTAAGGTCGGCGTCAAAGGCAGGTAATTCCGATTACTCCCCCTGGTCAAAATGGTATGAGGAGATGGCAAAAAAGACAGCAATTAAGCGTCTTGCCAAATTATTACCTTTATCCATAGATATTCAAAAACAATTATCTACTGATGAAACGGTAAAGACCGAAATTGCCCCTGATATGACTGTCGTTAAGGATGAAACTAATTGGGATGAGGAGAATGGGGAAGGACAAGGCGAAAAACAGCCTGTTTTACCGCAAAAACAGCCTCATAGCGGGGCGAACGGTGATAAAGAGGATAATATACCTACCCAAGCCATAATACGCGGCACAATCACCGAAAAACAGGAAAATGCCATTAAGGAACTTGCCAAGAAAAGGTATTCCGAGAAATGGGACGAGGAGTTATTAAATAGAGTAGGCAGTATGGGCTATGGAGCATTAATTGAGATGAAAACTGAGGATGCGGCAAAACTTATACGGGAATTAAGCCAGGAAATATCCAATATGTAACAAAAGGAGGTAAAGGTGTTAAATCTTGTTTGTATTGTAGGCAACTTAACAAAGGATTTGGAGCTTCGTTATACTTCTTCGGGCAAGGCTGTAGTATCAATGGGAATTGCCTGTAATAGAAGTTACAAAGTAGGTGATGAATATAGGGAGGAAGTTTTATTCATCAACATAATAGTCTGGGGAAAACGAGCAGAGAATTGTGTAAATCAATTGCATAAGGGCGACCCAATATTTGTTGAGGGTAGACTTCAATCAAGGAACTGGGAAACAAAAGACGGGCAGAAAAGAACTACGATTGAGATAGTAGCGGATGATATACAATTCCTCAACCGTGCAAAAAAAGGAACATCCCCAGAAAACGAAGCACATAAAGATGACGCTATGCAAGGATTTGAAGTTGAAGAGCCTGAAATCTAATGAGCATAAATTACACGCCATTTTATGCAAAGCTATGGTCGGACAAGAAGTTTAAGGCATTGCCATTAAGTTCGCGCTTCCTATTTATATACCTATTTACCAACGAAGCGGTAAGCCTATGTGGTATATATGAGCTTGACATTGAAACCTGCCAGATGCGTGTGAAGCTTGGCGATGACTTCAAGGACGCTATGAATAGGATAATAGGCTCAAATATGGTTAAATGGGATGAAAGTTCCGATACCATATTTGTAGTAAATCGCTTTAAGCATATCCCGAACAAAAGCCCTAAAGTATTGAAAGGCGTTATAAATGAGTTGAACCTAATCAGGCATTCATTCAAGCAGGAGTTCCTTGATTTATACAAGGATGACTTAGGTGAATATAAGCCTACACTACTTGGCTATGAGCAGGGAGATGTTGATTTGCTTACCGCCGAACAGATAAAAGCATTTATGAAATTAGGATGGCAAAAAGAGAGGCTTAAAAAATTCTATATAGATAGGGGCTATCCCGAACAGAGGATTGATGCAATACTTGAAAAAATACTCCCAAGAACTATCCGATAATGAAATAGTCCAGATACTCTTGGATAAGTTCAATTATCGTAAGGCGAACCCAAGAAAGAGGAAGTGCGCCAAGTGGGGATGTAAAATTATATTAAATCCATATAATCCAAGCAAGTATTGCGCCATACATTATAAAACTGATAGAAGAAGGAAGGGCTTATGGATTGTAAAGAGAAAATTACACAGCATAACCCATAATCTTAATATATCTAAAAGCATAATTAAATGGCACAGGAGAAAAAATGAAAAGATTGCAAGGCGAATTCATAAAGAAACGCAGAAATGACGAGGCGGTATTGCAAGAAATGCTTTGCAGGTGGATGGATAGTAAAGATATATTATATGTGGCAAGTTTGGTCGGCGTAAATCTTGGTGCAAGGGTGGGGGCTATTAAAAAAAGAATGGGTATAAAGGCTGGAACTGCCGATTTAATAATTCTAAAGCCTTCAAATCAATATGCGGGAATGACGCTTGAGCTTAAAATCAAGGGTGGGCATATTTATCCAGAGCAAGAAACATTTGCAGATAAGGCAAAGAAGAACGGATATTATGCAGTTATAATGCAACCAAAGTTTGAGTTAATGGAAGCCCTTGATTGGGCAAAGAAAGAGATAGAGTATTACTTAAATGCCAAATGAATATCAACTGAAAGATTATAACATCCCGCAAACAGATTGGTCGGGATTACTAAAGGTTGTAATTATCTTTGTTGATGTTTGGTTGACCTTAGGAGTGTGTATCCTACCATTCGTATTAGGATTTTTTATTGGAAGCGTATTAGAAAGATAGCTCTTATACAATCAGGACTTGTTGGCGTAATGAATACGCAAGGTTTCTTTGTGAACCTAAAATAAATTCCTAAATCACAAACGGTCAATCGGAAAGAACTTTGGAACTAACCTATTCACAAACTAAATGGAGGGGGAATGAAGGCATATAAAGTATTAACACCATACAATTATTCACAAACCTGTCTTGTTATAGCTGATAATATGGGGGAAGCGGAAAAGATATTCAATGAGAAATATAAATTTACTACAATAATATCTATTGAGTGTATTTCAGATTATGTGCAAGTCAAAGGAATAAAAGATTAACCAAATCCGATAATCGGCGGGGAGGGAAAATGTTTAAGATAATATTTGCAGGAATATGTTGTTTAGTAGTAGGAATAGTTATGACTTGGACAATAAGAGCAACAAGTGAATATTTTTGGGCAGGAGTTCTATTGGCTATTATTACAGCTATTGCTTTATTCACAAGACCAGATATTGGTATTTGGTAGCCCAACTCACTAAATAGGAGGATTGATGAGCGATAAGGAAGGGAGAAGGGGATGAAACTTATAGAAATAATTAGATTATCTGAATGTGCTATTTGTCCTTATGCTGAAAAGAAAGAAAATAAACCTCTTATGTGTGGTTGGGATAAGCCTAAGTTTGATAAATGTGAGGCTATAAAAAAATGTGGTAGCTTTATGACAGAAAAAGAATGGAGAAGGGATAACAATGAGCGATAAGCGGAGGAAGAAGAGTTTGGCTTTAAGAAATTCTTTCGGGAAAATAAGATTAGATACAAGGTGGGATATGAATACTTGTATTAAAAATCTTAGAAAACACGAAAGAGTAGTAGAAGTTTATGTGGAGGAACTATGAACGATAAGCCACAGACATTGGCAGACCAAGAAATCCGCAACCGAGTGAAGGAGATTAAATGAAGTTCTATATTATTTGCCCTGTAAGGAAGATAACTCCAGAACAGATAAATGAACAAGGTGAGTATGTTGCTAAGTTAGAAAAAGAAGGTTTTGAGGTTTTTTATCCCCCAAGAGATGCTCCACAGGAAAGTAAAACTGGTTATGAGATAGTGATGGCTGAATTAAATGCTATTAAGGATTGCGATGAAGTGCATATTTTTTGGGATATTAACTCAAATGGAAGCCATTTTGATTTAGGTATGGTTATTGCATTGGAGAAGAAAATAAAAATAGTCAAACTTTATCAACCAGATGTTCAAGAAAAAAGTTATATGAAAGTAGTTGAAAAATATAATGAAAATCTGTCTTATTGACATAGATAGCAAAATCCCTAATCTTGCCCTAAAGAAGATAGAGAAATACCACTTGGACAAGGGTGATAGTGTAATTTGGAATAATGAACTTATGGCTTCTGTGTCGGATAAGACTTATGTATCGTGTGTGTTTGATGAGAATAAGGAACAGGCAAAGAAATGGGAAGGTAAAGCAGAAGTAGGTGGTTCTGGTTATTCGTTAGATAAGGTTTTGCCACCAGAAATAGAAGAAATTAAGCTAAAAATAAATATGGGTTTTACCACAAGAGGATGTATTCGTAAGTGTAAATTCTGTATAGTGCCACGCAAAGAGGGGCATATTAGAGTAGTAGGAGATTTGCTTGATTTATGGGATGGCAAAGCAAAAGATGTGGTTGTGCTTGATAATAATATATTAGCGTTGCCTGAACACTTTAAGTTGATATGCCAACAGGCAAAGGCAAATAAGATTAGGTTAGACTTTAATCAAGGGTTAGACCACCGACTACTTACACAAGATATAGTTGACGATATGAAATCTATTAGACATATTGAGTATCGTTTCGCTTATGACCATCCTTCTTATAAACCGACAGTAGAAAAGGCAATAGATTTATTACAGGCAAATAAAATCAATCGTTGTTCTTGGTATGTGCTTGTAGGATTTAATACTACTTTTGAACAAGATATGGAACGCTTACTTTATTTGCGGAGTAGAAATCAAAACGCCTATGTCCAGAGATATAAAACTGTAAAAGCAGATAGAAAATATATTGCTCTTGCTCGTTGGGTAAATCAACACCATATATTTCAAGCAATGACTTGGGAGCAATTTTGCGGAAGAATAGAACATAAAAGATATGCAGAATTATTCAAATAAAGGAGAACTCTAAATGCCTAAATTGACAAATAAGGGGAGAGGGAATAACTTTTATACAGACCAAGAAGCCAAGTATAAGCCTTATGGACTTGACCGAGAAGATATAGATGTTCTGCATTACTATCTATGTGAAATTATGCCAAGTGTCGCAGAAGATAGTGGACAGGCAGAATGGACACAAGGAGAATTAGATAAATTCATATTAACAATGTTAAGTATTTTACAAGAGAGAGATAAATTAGCCCCAATAAAATCAAGGAGGGTTGCAATGGATAAGAAGGATATTAATAGGTCAATAAAGGCAGAAATAAAATGGTGTGAAGAAAATATGGGGACTTTAAATCCTGTTTATAAAAAAGGTTTCATTAAAGGATTAAGACAAGCAATGTATATACTCAAAAAGATTTCTTACTTGGAGGGGAAAGAATGAAAGATCCTATGACCTTTAACCAGCGGATAAGGGAGAAAACTTTAGAATTATTAAATAATGTAGATGATTGTAAAGATAATGACGGAAGACCACAAATAGAAGAATATTTTTTAGAACAGTTTATCTCAGCAATCCAAGCGGAAGTGAGGG